CTTTCTTATGTATATTTGTTGCCCCTAATAACTGGTGTTATTAGAGAAAGTTTGGACAAAACAACCCAAAAACGCTAAAACTCTTAACGGACTATTCTCTCGGGTTCTGCCTATTACAATGACGCAACTGAGTGCTTTAATGCTGCGCGCTTATCATTTCAAGCCTATCTTGTAATATTGCCTTTAACACGTGCCCGTGTTACTGTAAGAACAATACAACGTAATTTCTGTCAATTTTTATTTATTTTGAGTTGTTAGGTGATGGTTCGGAGCCTCACACTGATACAAGAATTTTGTCATGGGATAATTTTCTTCGTCTTCAAGCAATGTTTTATTAACGGTTTATAAGACATGACTCTCACTATAAATTTAAATTATGCCTTAATTACGCTAGCTCGGATCCTCTTTTGAGGAAGGACTTTCTTTTCTTACCCATCTGCGTTTGTATGCGCTTTCTATTTAACTGGATACACGTTTGTCGCGAGAAGACACGATTATCATTCGATATTGATAAAAATGCAGTCTCATAATGATCAAAACTGCTCCGATCAAACCGCCCCAATTTCAAACTCCCAAGTTGACTCTTCAAGCAAACACATCTCTGCTGATTCTGTAGAAAAAATTAATATTTTTATGGAATCTGTTGAAGAGGGCCTTAATTTTCTTAGGACTTACTATAAGTCTTGGGAAGCTCTCGATGCATTATTGATGTCGTTTTCTGACTATTTGCGGTCAGATTTTGAAATCACACAAGATAAAACACGTGTTGTCAACTTGCTTAAAGCCTCTCAAAGAGTAATCGAGGAAATGGTTACTGAATACGAATCAACACCTATTGTTGAAAGACGTAAGACTGAACTTTTCAGTCTCCTCGATGCTTACGATTCCAAAATAACCTTCTGTTATTTGGATAAGGTGAATCTCGATCTTGAATGTGAATCAACACAACCTAAAATCTTCTTCCCTTGTGTTGGTAGTTTTGAATCTCAAAGAACTAATCCTGAATCTTATGCCGAATCTCCTGATGCCAATTACTGGGGAGCTAATTTCCCTAGCTCTATTGAAAATTTCGAAGAAATGAAATCAAGAATCAAGGCTCAATTCAATTCTGATAATCTCGATCTGCACATTTTTGAAGATCAAAGTTACGTAAATTTTTACATCCCAAATTGGATGTACCCAAGTATCGAACCACTTCATGGTCGATATATCAATAATTACGATCAATTCTACAAACTTATTGATGAATTAGTATTCATCCCTGTTGACTATAATCAAGTCACAAAGATCTTGGAATCATTCCCAACCCCACTTCTTGTATCTCACATGAAAATCCGTTCCTACGAAAAGAAACATCGTGGTTACATTCAACAAATCTCAGGTCTAGAGGCCTCACTCAATCGTATCGACATCGGCGATAGCAACACACATAGCGCCCGTGAACAATTGATTCTCTCGACCATTAAATTTAAAGATGATAATCTCGTTCTTCTCAGAGCTGCTCATGCTGAATATAAAAAGATCTTAAATGATATTGAATCTCAAAAAATCTACGTAAAACCCGCAATGGACTCGGAACAACAACAAGAAGCTTCCAATATGGAAGATCAGGCTGTGAATACAGCTCTTGGTCAAACCGCATTGGATGCTCCTACAGTGGTGACTGATCAAGAGCCAAATACTGATTATGTTGATGAAATTTTAACCGATTCAACAATCCCCCATCAGTATTCTGATCTTACCAGTCGCTACATTCTTGTTGATACTCAACCGATAAATCGATTAATCTCACGTGGACAAGTTCTCAAACAATATCATCTTCCAGCATTTGCTGTTCTCAATAAGTGGAATACCCCAAACATGCTTCCATTCCGTAATCATGAGTTTTTTACAGGCTCAATGAAAGTCAAATTTCAATGGAACATCCCAAAAACTAATCAATTTGCTGTTCAAATTGGAATTGTTTACCACTGGCTTCAACGTGATAGAAAAGAAGAATTAATCAATGTCCATTCAATCTCTCAACAACCTGGTGGTTCACTTATTGGACACATCAAGGACTCAACTGAAATTGACATTCCTTTTATGTCATACGCTCCAACAATTCCAATTCGTCAAAATAATCATATGATGAATCTCTACTACGTCACTCTCACTATTATTGCTATGACCCCATATCAAATTGCTGATGGTGCTGTTGAAAATGCATCATTGAATCTCTATTTTAAATTTGGTGAAGATCTTAAATTTTATGGACAGCGTGAATCTGTCAATGAACCCCCAACATTTACACCCTTTCTCAAAACGATACGTGATGCAGTTCCAGCCATGTTGAAAGTTAAAGCTGCTAAGGTAGCTAAGTCTTTTGGACGTGATCTCATTGGATCTGCTAATCGTATTGTCTCAAATACTCTCTCATCTGCAACAAAGCGAATTAATTCTAAAATCGAAAGTGGAATCTCTCAAGGTCTTTCCAGTCTAACTGGAAATCGCGATAAACCAACAAATTTTGAAAATGAAGCTCTCCATCAGAGAGCGACTACTAACATTGCAAGTGGAAGTGGTGGTTATTCTGGTGACTCTCTTCGTCTCATTCAAACTGGCAATACTCCTCATCCTGATTTTCTCTTTGGAGTAGAAAAATATTCGTCAATTGATCAAATTATGCACACGGAAGGTTTTATTAACTCATTTGAAACAACTGTTAACACGCCTGCTGGCACCCGATTGGCCAGATTTCTCATTCAACCAGCTATTGCTGAGCAAATGCAGGAAGGAGCTCTCTTTCCTTCCCGTGAATTTTACAACTGGACGCCATTGGACCATATGTCCTCTTGGTTTATGAACTATCAAATGAAACTTCACTATCGCTTTGTCATTGTCGCTGATGGTTTCAAGACTTTCAGATTTAGAGTGGTTTATGTTCCCAACTCTAGGGATATAACTTACGAAGAATCTGATTCTTGCTACTTCATGACATTTGATGTTGGCCCTGATCTGAACACTCAAAGTGGGTTCGACTTCATCGTCCCATATATTCATAATCAACTTAACTACAATTCTCGCACTACTGATGGATCTGCTGTAATTTCTGGTTCAATTGTTGTCTTTCTTGAGACAACTGTAAATGCCCCTTCTGGGATGAGTTCAACTTTTGATACTCTTGTTTATAAACGTGCCGCTCTTGGTGAATCAATTTTCAGTGTTCCTAGAGATGGAACATCTTTGCTTACTTATAACGATCTGGATCTCCCCTTACCTGAAATACCTGACCCTTCTCCTCCACCCATTATTCCTCCAGAACAATGGGTTACTTTCCCACTCACAATCGCAATCTCTGGCCTAGTAGTCACTGCTAATGACTGGGCCGCAACAGCAACAATCTCAACACCATTTACTGTTCCTATTGCTCGCGTTGTCGGACGTGATCGAACAGCTGCTTTTACTCTTGCTGGAGACGTTCGTTTCCAAGATAATGATGATACTCGTTTTGTCAATGGTGTTTACTCTCTGGTGGGCACTTGGAATCCCTCTATTCTCAGTATTCGAGACCCTCGTTTTTTGCAATTCGATCAATTTGATGCAGCGGCTTTACGTGATCACGAAACTCGTGTCTATTCATTTGAGTATACTGGATCGGTGCTCCCAATCCCCACCTTTACGGTGGAAGAAGGAGAACTAATTCGGGATGCTGTTCCTGCTATGGACGCCCGTGAAAGCCAAGACGTTTTTACTGATCTCACAACACCAATCTCAACTGTCAATGAAAGTATTCATGGTGAAAATCATATGGATCTCTTAACAAATTTACGCCGCTTCACATATCATCACGAAGCAACAATTGAAGCAACATCATCGAACGAAATCAAAAAGATCTGGACGGTTCCCGTCAGTTTCGGCGGAGCTATCAATCGTGGTTCAATGAACGAAGTTCAACGAGCTGACAAAATGACTCATTTACATGACGCAATGCGTTTCACTCGTGGTTCTATTCGTTATATGATAATCGTTGAAGGCTCAGCTGAAGGAACAATTTTTGTTCGTCACGTTCCTCAAGTACGTTCGTTGCCAATTGATCGCATATCTCAAAAAACTACTGGTCCTTATGACCGTAGTGGTTTCGGTGAATCAATAATCTCTCTGAGGCAAAATAATGTACATCAAGTGGAATTTCCTCTCTATTTGCCTAATGCAGCCGTTCTCAATGCATCTTATCTCTCATCTGAATATTTAACTCAATTATCTCAAAGTCTTGGTGTTGTTGAATTCTACTGGCTTGGTCCAGTTTCGACACTCAGATTTGTCATCTACAGAGCTGCTGGTGATGACATGCAAATGTATATGTTTAATGGCTTCCCCATTCGTGAATCTCGTCCTCGTGACAAGGTGATCAATTTTTACAATTCACCTACGATCTTTGATGCTCATCCTGCAATGTTCAAGGGTCCAATGACTCATGAACTTTCTCAGCAGGATCGAGCTCTTGTACAACAAGCAATCTCACAATTCGAAAGAATGAATTCCAATGTATCGGATTTTACTAGTCACATGACCGATAATAAGCTCGCAGGGAGACTCTGGTCTACCCTGGGAATACAAATTGGTCATCTCATTGTTAATCCAACACTCACTACATTTATTTTAAGTGGATCTCAAATTTTGGTGAATCTCGGTCTCTTCAAGACCTCCGTTATTGATAGTCTTCAGTCCGTTTTGACGAAGGCTTGGAGCATTATCTCAGCTCCTTTCAGAGCTACTCCCGCTATGGATAATAACCCGTTTGCAGAACTTTGTGGCATGATTACCACGGCAATCTGTTCTTTCTATCATGTGAAAGATTCCAGAAATGTTTCAAGTGGAATAATCGGATCAATGTTCTCTTATGGCGCAACCATTCAACAGCGCATCATCGACTTTTTCGAAAAAATCATAGGTTTCATAAAAAATATAACTGAAAAGATCTGCGAAACCTATTTCCCGGACTCACGCCTTCTCAAGTGGCTCCAGGAAGACATTTACCAATCATGGTTGAAACTGTCAACAATCGTGACTGACGCTACCCTCCTTGACAGAATTGAAAACGACCCATTAGCGATAGAAATAATATATCTCCTGTCTTCATCAGGAGATGAATTGTCTCTTCGCTTAAGCAAAAACCGACGCGGAAATCTTCAAATTGCACGACTTCTTCAAACCAACTTAACTCTTGTCAAGAAGCTTAGAGATAAGCTAGGCAAGAATGTTGGTGTTCCTGTTGTAAAATACCCACCTTTCGTCTACTACATTGCTGGTACAGCCAGTCAGATTGGTAAGTCGAGTATGTTAGATGACATATCTCGCACGATCGCAGATAGAACGTTTGGTAAGTTGGAAGGATTAAGACCCATTTTTGTGGTCCCTGAATCTGAAACTTATTGGGAAAATTACAAAGGACAAGAAGTCATTCATTTTGATGATTTCGGCAGACTGACACGCACGGATGTAGCTGAAACTGACAGCGCTAGGTTAGCTGCTCTCTTTGGAGGAGCTGACACGACAATTCCAAAAGCATTTGAGGATAAAGGACGCCTTAGTGTCTGTAAACTCATTGGATGTGCATCTAACATCACATATCCAGTTGTAAATGGAATTAGTAATAGCGTTGTGTGGAATCGGCGAAATGTTGTTCTGGAGGTGACCTCTGACTTCTCACTGTTCAAAGTGTGCGAAAATTGTAGAGATTTCGCTTTTTCTTGTGGCCGATGCCGCAAAATAAATAGCGAAATTGACTTGAACAAAAGGGAATGGTTAACTTTCAAAATAATGGATCCTAAGCGCAAGGATGTCTTAAAAACAGGACTCAACTACGCTGAAGCGCTTGCTTATATTGTAACAGCTGCGAAGGACTACTACGAGGTAACAGACGTGGAATATGCAAAGAAATTGAAAGATTTAGAAAATGAAACCGGAGGGCGGAAATTTCTGATTCCAGAAAAACCGCTTGAAAGATTCACTGAAAGAATCGCTTCAATAGAAGTGCAAGAGTTCATCGCCCAATTTAGTAACAGCGAAGTTAAACAGAACGTTGCTCCTGCAATGTTCAAACCGCCAACGATTTTTGGCATGGTTGCCCAAATGACATCAAAAATTTATGGCAACGAAAATCTCTCAGTTCCTATCGACCAACCAATCGAAGACCTGGAATGGAATGACATGGATTTCGGAGAATTAACTGATGAAATTACGTGTTTACACGATAGTGTCGATGTGAACTCGGAAGTGGTCTTCTTTCCTGGAAGATACGCTATCCGCCATCCAACAACTGATGATGGCACGGGCTTGACACCAAAGTCCTCAAACTGGATCGCCAATAATAAGGCGTGCTCTGATTTCTGCACCTGGAATTTGAGAGAAGCAATGTTTTTCGAAGGCTGGATTAAGCAATACTTCATGAAGAACAACACTACTGTTTATCCCGAGAATTTTCCCGAAAGGCTAAAGATTGGGTATGCAGACACTCTCAGAATCATGGTAGATCAAGTTAAAAATCAACTTGAGCAAGAATCATGGGCAAAAACGTGTAAATGGCTTACAGGAATAGCCGTTGGTGCAATGGCAGCATTCGCGGTTTATAAACTTTACAAAACGTTTCAAGAAGAACCAGAAAATGGTGATAAGGGTTGGCACGCGACTCCAATAACCAACCCGATGATTCCGACAAACCCACCGTCGGTAGGAGAAAGGATTAAGAACTTTTTCTCCAAAGGAGGAGTCCCAAAAGAAGTCCCTATTGTGGCAGCACATCCAGCTCTCCAGTCAAGTGGAGATGTACGAACTAAGTTCAGAGGCGTATTAGGAAGACGCGTTAAGGTTAATACCAAAGGCGTCATATCCAAACCGGCAATGGACACGGAACTGCAAGCAATGTTGCGAACATATGCAATGTCAATTATTGAAATTGGCATAACGGACAGTGAGGTAATGCGATGCGTTTGTATTACGGATGGGTGTTTTGTTACACAATTACATTCGTATCTTACGATAAGCAATAAAGTTGCGTTTAGAATTAACACTCTGCAACTTGCCAAAAAACACTGTGACACATGCGATGTTACGACATGGTATCAGACACACACAAAAACGTGTGTGGAAAAATGCTATGCTGAAGTCCCTTTGATAGTACGAAGAAGATTGAAGAATGGACAAAGTGAATCTGTGCAAATAACGTTTGATCAGTTTTTAGAGCAGAATATGCATTCTACTCTGGTTGATGAACAAGGCAGTGACATGACGTGCTTCACACTGAGGATAAGAAACTTCAAAGTGGCCAATATCGAAAAATATTTGCCTGACATAGAGTATAGCGTTTGCGAAGAAAACCTGCGAGTCAACGAACCTGGTCGGATTTTAAAACCACCACAAGAAACTGACTTTAAGGCGAAAAATGCTAGAGCCTGTGTTGAAAAGATATGTTACCGTAAGGAAGACATTCGAGAATGGAGCCGCAATGAGGAAGAAACATTCCTATTGGACGGATACAGCTGTGATCAGATCGATCAAGGTCGATTTGGAGGCGCATGTGGATGCATCATTTATGATGAATCTCGTCTGAAGATTATCGGAATTCTTTCCGGTAGTGCCCCAAGACGAATCTACTTTAACGCCATAAGCGCTGAGGACGCCCAGAACTGCTCATGGTTCTTACAGATACGCGAAATAACATTCGGCAAAAACAAAGAACCTCTCATTTTGACACCGAGAGCTTCTAAGTATGAGCCAATAAGCAATATTGATACTTTTCAATTAACATCTGAATCAAGACCTGCCATGAACATCTACCACTCAACTAAGACAACGATCCGCAAAAGTGAATGTCATGAAGTTTTTGGACCAGTCAAACGTGCGCCATGTAACATAAGTCAAGACGGTGATCGGGGGCAAAAAGCTCTCATCAATGGATTGAAAAATTATGTTCCACATGATTCGTTTCCCGAACAAGACATTAGGGAAGCAATTATGGACGTACAGATGATGTTCGAAGACAACAACGACCCGATTATACCAGTCGTGTCACAAAGGACAACACAAGAAGCGGTAACTGGGATTGAAGGTCATATTCCAAGGATTACTATGTCGACTTCACCAGGTATGCCCTGGTGTTGTTATAATGGAATGAAAAGGAAGAAAGACCTTCTCGTAATGGATGAAAACCACAAACTTGCTGAAATGCATACTGATTTAAAGGATTTGATAGACTACAACGAAAGTCAAATGCGTCAAGGAATTGTTCCATTGACAATAAATCAAATAAGCCATAAGGACGAAAGACTTGAATTGCACAAACTTGATAACGTAAGACTTATTCAAGGGTCCCCATTAGACCTAACAATTTCAAGCCGAAAGTACATGATGGACTTTAACTATGCATTCCAAATGAACCGAAACAAATTGGAACATCAGGTAGGAATCAACCCTGCGTCGACCGAATGGGACACAATGACTAGATCCTTGCTTGATTTTTCTCCATACATTATTGTTGGCGACTATTCTAAGTTTGGACCAAGGCTTTTGACAAGATTTGTCGAAGGTGCGTATGAAATTATCAACGCTTGGTACACGATTCATGGACAAGGACAAGACAATCATGTTCGAACTATTCTTGGTAAGCGAGTGATCAATGGCTACAACATCGCCTACGATCACATATTCAAGTTACAGTGTGGAAGCCCTTCGGGAGCATTTAACACTGTCATAATCAACTCATTGTGCAATATGATGTACATGAGATGTGCTTGGATCGGAATCATGAAAGAGAAGAACATGAGGCTTGCGTCTGCGTCAAGTTTCAAGAAATATGTCAACATGTTTGTTTATGGAGATGACATTATTGCTTCAGTGAAAGAGGAAGTGATTGGAATCTTTAACAACCAAACAATCTCAGACTATTTGGCTCAATTTAGAGTCAAATACACAGATATCACTAAAGGAGAGTCTATGAGAAAGTATTGCACGATCGAAGAGGCTACATTTTTAAAGTGTGGCTTTAGACACTTCACCGAAACATCCGTGAAATCTGGCTTTTGGATTTGTGTTCCCAACATGCAAGATGTGTTGGACACGACGAATTGGGTCAGAGTTCCGAAGGGTGTGCGAAAAGAAGCGAACATTGAGGATATTCTCCTCAAGGGCGCGCGCGACAATTGTGTTGATGCGCTCCGTAAAAGCTGGTTCCACGGAAGAAATACGTTTGAAGAGTTCCAGAACAAAATTCGTGTATTTTGGCGCAACCATCCCTCATACAGACCAACTTATTTCAGTTTTGAAGGGCTGCAACGTGAATACGGATATCCAACTTTGGATATGAAGGTTGACGAAGTAGCACTGATGGACGAAGAAATGAAACGTATGGGGAAGAGAATTCCTTGGAAGGGGTTTTATCTTGACGGATTTGGTGTCGAAGATGCAGTACAGGATCAGGATTTTCTGTGCTAGTGGAGAGAACCACTATAAAAAATCACCCTAAGTTTGAAGGACGGAAACGGAACCCTTCGCTTAGTGGTGAAGAAACGGGGTTAACGACGTTATCTTCCGAAGAATGCCACTCAAATGAGCAGAGCTTCACGGTACACCCTGAGGATAACATTATGCGAAATAATTATAGCGTAG